GGCAACATATAATCATAGTCGCCTTTATGGTAAGTCAGCACATGATATGCCGTTGGGCGGCGTGTTTTCTTGTCCAACTCAACGCCCATGCGAATTGAATTGCCATTTGGTGCTAATTCGTTCTTTTCTTCGTCAACGCGGTCTGGTTCGATCACCTGAACCGCAATCCCGTGTCGCAAATAGTTGCCTTTTACGACCTGAAGGAACACTTCGCCATCACGGGCCAATCCAGTGATAATATGATTGCACAAATCAACCATAGACATCTTTCCATCTACAGTTGGGCCACCCATGCGGCTAAATTCGCGCCATGCGCCTTCAATGATGTTATTTCCAGCCCTATCAAGGCTATTATCGGGGTTTCTGCCGCGAACTTGCACGTTAAACCCGTTTTCGCCTACGACATTGACCCTAAGAAGCTGAAGATAACGACGGAAATATTCATTATTTCGCTCCAAATCTCTACTGCGATTACGAATATCCCGTAAAGCCCACCGAATTTCACTGTCGGCACTTCGGTTTGATCCGACGAAATCCGCAAATAATCTGCCTTTTGCGGCGGCTGCATAGTTGCGCTTTGACGGTTTGGCCTTATTAGACCGCCGAAATATGTCCATAATGCCCATTAGCTAAACCTAACTTTTACCGTGTTTGCGCTTGCTTTGCCGCGTTTTATCAATTCTTCGCGCTGATGCTGTAAAACTTCGCGTTTGTACCGATCCCGCGCCACCATAAGTTCATCAAACGACATTTTGGTTAGGGAACGGCCAGCAATCGAATAAGAACCAACGTCACTGTCGGCTTTACCTTCCAAGATGGTTTCAATCTTGACCAACATAATGTCAGCATGTGTTCTTGGGTCAGATTGATTAACATCTAAGTCTGGGATGGCCTCAAATTCGCCGCGTTCAACTACAATCCTGTTTCCAGATGACGTTTCTGTGATTTCTAGCTGCCAGTGATAACGCCCAACGGCAAAATCCGCTGATGTGTCACTGTCAACGGTAAATAGATAATAACCATCCGTTTCCGTTGCAGCTAATTTAATTTCGTTAGACCCGCCGCCAGTTATACGCGCAACATATTCAGCCGAATGTGTAGCTGTTGGGTAATCTTCAGCAATATTTGCCTTTTTCCATTGAATAAAGTCACCCACGACAACCTGTGTTGGTTCGCCTTCGGGTGCGTTTGCTGCATCAAATAAATTCGCCATATTTTACCTATACCCGTGAACGAACGAATTCCGGCGTGGCATGGAAGGCCGCCGAACGTGCTTTGGTTGTGCCGATTGTACACTATTTTGTGCCTTTTTTGCAATCGCTTCCATATTTATGTTCAAAAGTGCCAATGCAGCGGTTGCATATACGCGGCAATCAAGTGCTTCGTTGCGTGTTCTGATCTTCACCCATTCCCGTCTTGGCCGACCCTTAAAGTAGCGCACAACCTTCTTTTCAGCCGTCAACATGCGGAAATATTCTTCTGATCTGTCGCTTGGGAAATGGCAGTAACCATCCATTTCATCTGTTACCTTCAGCCGCGCATAAACCAATTCTTTTGCCGTATCCGTACCAACTGGAAATAGGTTGATTTTGCCTATATTGTTCTTCGATGGCCGTCCTATGATTGGCTTGCCTTCACCACCAATACCCTTGATGGCAAAAATACGCTTTCCTGTACGGTTCTTGACGTAGTTATACACCGCTTGCGTAAAGTGACCGCCACTGTCGATACAAGTTGACCTAATTGCCATTTCACCACGGTCTGGGTGCGTAAATGTTTGGCTTAGTGCATCATCCAAGTCCATCCAAAGCTGCGCAGTCGATGGATCGCCGTATATTTCACGATATTCCAATGAATAGCTTGCTTCGCTTCGCGTCCAACCAACTAATTCATAAGCAACACGGTCATCCTGAACGTCAACACCGCAAGTAATTAACAAAACATCATCCGGCAACTGATCGCCCCAGTCAGTGCGCCGTGCAATCAGGTCATATTCGTCAATACTTTCACCCTGTTCTTCCCAAGTTTCGCCCAAGTATAAGTTGACCCATGCCTTTAATCGCATAGGATCACCCTTTGCATTAATAAAGTCTTGTACGCCTTGGGCAAGTGATGTCCAAGGTGAATATAGGGCAGATAAGTGAAAACCAGCAACATTCCGCGTTGGGTCAGTCGCAATCCATTTACCTTTTTTAACTGCGCTGTATCTACGCGCATCATCCCAAACGCTGCCGCAATGAGGGCAACAATAAAACGCCGTATTTGGATCGCCGTCTTGCCACTGTACATTCGCCCACTTTAACACCTGTTCTTCATGACAATCTGGGCATGGCACATGGAAAAAGCGTTTATCACTTTCTTCAAACGCCTTTTCAATGCGGGATGCGCCTTTTTCTGTCGGGGTGCTAACCATGATAATTTTGCGGTTCCAGAATGTTGTTGAACGCTTCTTTGCTAATTCAACGGGATCGCCTTCAGTTCCGGCTGATAGTGGGTATCTGTCAACCTCATCGCACAAAACCACACGGATAGGACGGGATGCCAATCCTGATGGGCTGTTTGCGCCGGCAATACTAATATGGCCACCGCGAAATATTTTATGAAGCATTGTATTGCCACTGTCCCGCGCACGGGGATCGCCAATGATATTTGCCAGAACATCGCTATCGCGGATCATTGGGGCAAACCGTTCTTGTGACCATGACTTTGCCATTTCAAGTGTCGGCTGCACAACTAACATGGGAGCAGCGTCTTGATGAATATGGTAGCCGCAGATGTTGTTAATGATTTCCGTTTTGCCGATTTGCGCACTTGTCATTAGAACGACTTGCTCAATTCGCGGATCGCTTACCGCATCCATCATGCCACGCTGGTATTCTGCACGGCTAGTTGACCATCGACCAGCTTCTGCAGATGCTTCTGGCGAAAGTCGCCTATGTTCGTCAGCCCATTCTGAAATAGTGAAATCAGGTGGTGGTGCTGCCGTTTTCAACGCTTGCATCGCTACCGTCTTCATCATTTGTGGCCCGAATAGGCGTAATGACTTCGACCCGCATTTCTGCAAGTTCTTGGAGCGCGTCATTTACTCTTTCCTTTAATATTTGCTTCGCTTCTATAAGTGTTGATGCAGCCTGTGTATCTGCCGCCGCATTCGTTGGAATTGCCAACATTTTTGATCGCATATTAGCAACAACATCACACCAAGCCTTTTCAACGTCATTATATGGCAACAACCGTGCTGCCATCTGTTCACGCTCCATTTCGGCCATATCAGCTTTAGCTTTAGTTAATCGTGCGCGATGTGTAGCGTAATCATCCCCGCCTTGAACGTCCCCCTTAATAGATCGTTCACGCAAGTATTTTATATATGATCGAACGACGGGGACTAACTCATAGCGGCCGCGCTCCTTGCGCGGTAAAACACCTGCATTGACCAGTTGGTTAACGCGCTGCGGCGTTAGGTCAAGCAACTTGCATATTGTGTCTAGGGGAAATGTTGATGGTGCTGCCATGTCTAAATCCTATTGAATACCCTGCGCAATATATAGGATCGCGCCAAACTAATTGCAGTGAATGCCAAACCTATCGCAAAACTGTCGGCAATCGTGACATCATAGCCAAACGCTGGCAAAACAATAATATTTGCAGCAACGCTGACCAGATACCCGATAGCGACATTTGTGGCCGCTTCCGTTGCGCTCATTAGGCGGCTTTGCATTGTTCTGCCTTTAGTTCGCCATATGTTTTGCCCGTGGCTTCATGGGTTGCCGTTTTGCCGGTGAAGTCTTGCCAACGCTGGATAATTACATCGCAATATTTTGGGTCTAGTTCCATCATCCGGCAATCGCGGGCTGTCTTTTCACAAGCGATGAGTGTTGAGCCACTGCCGCCAAATAGGTCAATAACGGTGCTATTCTTGTGATAGGTGTCTAAAATGTCCACAATCAAATCGACAGGCTTTTCGCAACTGTGAACTGTCTTGTGAACCTTCTTTGCTTCCCAAACATCTGCCGGTGCATTTGAAGGGTAAACAGGTTTTCCGTTGAGGCAAAGATAGAATGGTTCATGCTTTGGTCTTGAATAATAGCCGATGCCAAAGTTGTTTTTAACCCAGATATGCATTGCCTGTATCTTGAAGAACTTTTGAAGCGAACGCTCAAAAGCGCCAATCTTTGACCACCCAGTCCAAACGAATGCGTATGTGTCAGGCTTCATAAAGGCAAACGCCGCGCCGAATACATCATCCAAGAAATTGTCAAACTCTGCGCCATCAAGCGCGTCATTCAAAATCTTGCCGTGCGTTCCGCGTGGTGGCGCAAAGTCAATTCCATATGGCGGATCAGTAAACACCATATCAGCCTTACCACCATCCATCAGCTTATCAACCGCATCAATGCTGGTGCTATCGCCGCACATAAGCCGATGATTGCCCAACACCCAAACATCGCCTTCAACTGTCACCGGCGTTTCGGGTGCCTCTGGAACGCTATCTTCATCGGTCAAACCTTCTTCAACCGCTTCGGCTAACAATGCCGCCAATTCGTCATCATCAAAG